TGCAGCATTTGTTAGTGCTGTCTCAAAGTCAGCCGCTTTCTTTACGGCCAAACCAAACCCGCCGACAATCACACCGCCGAGTGCGGTAAAACCAATGCCCATGGCCTTGGTTTTCGCAAGCATGCCCGCTTGTAGTTCCGTAGCCTCCCTGTCAGCCGTAGAAAATGCGGCAAGTAGCGGCTTTAGGTTGCCGCTTATGTTATATACAATGTCTCCACCGACTACAGCCATGATTTATGCCTTCGCGTTTTGTGCGTCCGTGAACTGGCGCATAGAGCGTTTCCGCCCTCCGTCTTTACTGCCCCTCGCCTCCTCCTTTGCATTCTCAATTACAGCCGCTGTGAGGCATACCATCTGCGAGCCTGTCCAGTGCTCCTCGCAATAGTCCCATGGGATGTTCCACCGTCGCATAATCCTGTCATAGTTTTTCCAGTCCGCTAAAGGGTCTACTCTTCCGCCTTCGTCTCCTGGTCCGTACTTGTTTCGGAACCAGCGAAAGGGCGTTGGAGCACCTCCGATATCGCATTGAATGCACCGATAAGCTGCTTGGGTGTAGCTGTGTCGTCAAGCCGCTGCCTGTCTTCCTCGGGCACCGGAATCGCGCCGTATAGGAAGTCCTGTATGTCATCTGCGGCATTCAGCACACCAACTGCGTTTGATGAATCCATAAGATCACCATTATCAGTGGCGATAGGTATCACCTGCTTCAGCAGCCCACGGCATTTACGATTACCCGGTTCTGTCCAGGTGTACGTGCTATCGCCAAGTTCGATTTCAACTATTGCTGCTTCTAGTGCATCTACCGGGAATTCTGCGTCTGTCATTTGTCTGCTCCTTTTTCTTTATGCTTATTAGTTACATATCACACGCGGATTACGCGTCTTCGTATCGAGTCCAGCTATAGCCGGCCAACACAGAAGAGCCAGCAAACACATCCGCAACCACTGCCTGTGTGCCTAGTGTCTTGACTCCACCGCCAGACGTGGCAACCTTGAACTCGACAGCTGGGAAGTAGTGGAACCCCAGTCCCTCGACTTCGATCACCATCGCATTCCGCGTGTACGTTGCGGACTTGGTAAACACGTCGCTTGTTTTTGTGACGTTACCAGCCCAGTTCAGCACCTTCTCACCGATCTCATAGCTAGTGAAACTGACAGTATCTGGCGTATCTGCTTTGTCATGGATAGTTGCTATTTTCTTGAGTGCCAACGGCGGATCTACGGGAATAGGTGTGCCCTCTGCGTCCGAAAACTCGAAGTCGTCCTCTGTCATCTCGAAATCGTTTACAGTCCAGCCGAATGCAATTTCACCAGACGCAGTAGAGGTCCATGCGATTGAGCTACCAGCTTTAGGTAGCGACGCACTTGGAGCCGCTGTGTTTTCCGCAGCCTTGGCCACATGTATGATGCGGCCTGTTTCAGTGTTTTCTTGCCATGCCATAGCATAGTCTCCTAAGTTGTCTTTATTCTGAACGTTGCCACATACAACGGCCATCCCTCATCTGGGTCAATCATTGGCTGACCCTCCTCAAATTCACTTAGCACGATACCGCCTGTCGTGGTGTCTCCGTGTGCCTTGTGAAACCTATCATATACTGCCCTAAATACTGCGGATGCACTATCTACGTTTGCCGTGCCACCATAGCACCTGAACGCGTATCTGCCATCCTGTACGTCTGTGTCAAAGCTGTCTTGAATAACAGCTAATGGGAACACCACAATAGCTGCCACTGTGTTGGTGAACGGTGGCGAGACTGTAGGTATCCGTTGCTTCCCGACTCGCGTACCTACAAGCGCGTATAGCGACGTACCGGCAGTCTCTGCCCACTCGCAAATAATTGTTAGTCCATCGTTCACAGTTCGTCCCATCCAGACTCTAGCGCCTTGCGTGCCGACTCATAAGCCGGTGCCATAAAGGGCTGTGCGGCCATACGCTTGGTTCCTAATTCTACATATGCGCCGTAGCCCGTATCGGTTTTGACTTCCCATCCTAGAAAGTCATATTTCTTCGCATTGATGCTTCCCATCAGGTTGCCTGTTTTTACAGGAGAGTTAACTTTTGCATCCGTAACAAACTTGTCAATGAACTTACGTTCTATATTCTTGTCAGCGTTTGCCTTGATTATCCTCATAAGTGCAGCCGACCGAAATAGCTTAGAGAACGCACCCATCACTCTTTGTCCCTTGTGTGTGCCCGCTCATTACAGATAGCCTGCATGGCGCTTAGTGCTACCTTCATTGCTGTGACATCACTCGACAGTCCGTTGTGAATTGCCGCATCTAGCTTCTCCACATCCCTGACGAGTCGCGTCATTTTTACATGTAGCCCGCCATATCCAAACGTTACCACGATGATATTCGTCAGTAGTATAATCGCCTCTGGTGATAGGTCTATCATCTTGCCGAGTCTCCTACTAGTAGCTGAGCTGTACAAACAAGACATGTACGATCTTGTTGCGGTATGCCGATAATCAAGTAAATCTCTTCAGCGCCAAGTTGCTTTCTGTCCCGATGCGTACACTTGATGCGCTGTGCGCTTGTGAGTGACGTGCCGTGTGGTATGTATAGTGTTGCATCTGTGATAGTAGCCTCACTTCCGTCTGCTACTTCGGATGCAGTCACCTGTTTCACGAATCCATGAAAGGCGTTGATTGCGTCGTACGTCCAAGTCGGCGTAGTTTGCGCACTACCCCAGCCAGCACCTGTCAATGTGCCTATCTGAAATGTGTCAGTGAATTGCCGTTGCATTGCTATTTGGCCGCGGAACTTCAATCTCTCCATCCCTTACGCTTACTGCTTAACGCCATCCGCACGCTTGGCGGGATGTCATGTGCCGTGTAGCTTACACCGGCAAGTAGGTCTACCTCTGAAGCGCCCTCTATGCCCGTCTGTTGATACTTGGCTCGTACAAGCTCACATAGTGCCGTATCTAGCACATCGTCGTCTGTGTCGCCTGGTACCTCAGTACCACCACGAACCTCAGTCATCTTCATAGACTGTGCTACTTGTTTGTGGTCTTCCTCGTAGGTGACAGTGATGTCGCTATACGGGCCATAGGTGCCACTAGTAATCTGGTAGTACGTGCTGTATGTGACAGTCACCTCGTCGAAGCCATCCGCGTCTACCGCTCGTATCTGCGTCTGAAGTTCCACCGCCGTTGCAGCACCAGTAGTGCAGTTGGCAAGTGTAGGCTCTATGAGGTACGAGCTTGAGCCGTCAACGCTAACCCATATCTGATTCGTGGTAAGCGCAGACAAGTCAGTTGTCGGAGTTGCCATGCCGCGACTGTAACCGTGTGACGTTTCTGGGTAGCGATTCAATCGGCAAGTGGAAACAATGAAGTCAGCCGCTGCGTCTATAAGTTCATTTAGCCATGCCGTGTTGGTTGTGGTAGTTATCGGTACGCCAGTCACACTCATGGGATAGTTACCTCTTTCGTGCTGACGCTATAATCGTCATCCGCTTTGAGCGCCGCAGCGTCTACCGAGTCCGCAACAAGGTCCATGGCGTCATCCACTTTTGACGGGGCGTACAATGCTTGCGCCGTTGCGAGCGTCACTCCATCTGTGCCCGTGAGTGTGGTAGGCACCTTCGCCGCAGCAGCTGTCAAGAACTTGACATTAAGTGTCGCGTAGTCTTCTGAGTAGTCGCCTAGATACATCCTAGTCGCTTTCGTTCACATCTGTGCTTTTTACTATCCGCGCAAGTAGTGCGGCTTTCTTCGTGGCGCTCATACCACTCATCCGTAGTTCCCCTCGATTAGGTCAAAAGTGTTACCCCAGAGGTATCCAGCTGCTTTTCGTTTACAGCGCATCTCAGCATCCTGATTTATGTTTACACGGGATGCACGGTTCGTGTCATCTCGTTTCGCGTTGCCCACATTTGGGTGCCATGTCTTGATCTCTGCGTCCTCGTTGAAGCAGAACACACCTTCACCGTGCGCATACTCACCTAGCTCAGTATCTCCGCTGAAGTGGTAGTAGTCTGGGCAGAATATGGTGCCATACACGCCAGTGTCCTCGCCTACAGGAAACCGTTTCAGAAACTTACGGCCTACCGCAAAAAAGCAGTATTCGCGTATACCTTCCTTGGGCTCCATGTTTGTAATGTTCAATCCAACCATACCATCAAGTGACGGGAATGCATAGGTGAAGTCATCCGCAATCGCATCAAAGCAACCCGGCAACACCTCGATATGGTCTGCGAGTACCACAACAACGTCAGCCGCACTGGTGCGTACAAGCTCATTAACACACGTAGTCAGTGCGCGTGGTTGTGTCTCGATACCGGGACGCCACAGCACGCCATCAGGCAGGCTTGCCTCTAGCCGTGCTAGTTCGTCTGGCCTATTGAGTGACGGACATACCGCTTCTATGATCATTGTGCTACTCTCTTTAGTTCTCGGCTTGCCTGGTGATGCTCTATGATAGCCTCTACGCCTACTTGTCGTGGGTTATCTGCAATACGGCAGTAACTTGCAGGTAGTTCTGATGGTTTACCCTTCCAGCCTACTAGTGCTGCATCTAATGTCTTTTGGTCCCATTCCGTAGGATTAGCGGCTTGCGCTTTTTCCCATCGCGTCAAGAGCCTAGTGGCTCGTGCGCCAGGGGCAAAGTAAAGCGTGCCAGAGAGTAGTTCTTTTCCGTCAAGTCGGTGGAATGCCACATCCGCACCGTTCAACTGTCCAAACAAATCAGGCTTGCCACATAACACGGCATCCGCGTCAACCCACACAACGCGCCGTCCTTTGTGTTTCTTGCGCATCCTCTTTATGTGGGATGGCTTCATGCCGCAGTTTGCCTCCCACGAGCCAAGCGTGTCCACAAACTCGATATCGTAATCACAACCGTGCGTCTCTAGGCTCTCAGCTAGCTTGTTCGCGTGCCCCTGATATGCTGGTGTGGCATATGATACAAACACGGGCTCTGTGGTAGGCTGTGTTACAGGCTCAATTACTTCTTCCTGTTGTGGCACGAGATACTCGGGTAGCTTACCAAACTCGAAACACGTCAATGCACTCCAGTTAGAGCAATTGACAATGCGTGCGCGTTTTCTTGCGTCATCCGCGATACGCTCGAAACCCGCTATGTGAGACTCGTATGGTTGTGGCTTGTGGTTGCCAAAGTAGCCCGCATGGAAGTGCGTGCTTTCGTCTAGTCCAGGTTGGCAGTCGAATCCGAGTAGATAGATAGGGTTCGCGCCTGCGTTCAATGCGAAGTTCAAGGCAGGTACGCCACTAGAAGTAGAGCGCAGCAACCCGTCATCGAAACTCTCAGTCAACTCACCCGCCATGTCATCCTCTTGTGGCTCGTTAGCGGGGATAGGGATATACCTGTCGCGATACGCACCGTGGAACTGGTTAACAGCAGCACCAAGTACAATAGGACATGTCAAAAGGTCAAACAACTCACGGGCGCATGAGCCGAACTTATCATCGTATATCCACCGTAAAAACCTGTGGTCAGACACAAACATAACGGAAGGGTCAAAAGACTCATAGGCGCGATTGATGCCGATAGTGTGGAAGCCAGCGAGTGCATTGAAGTCGAAGTCCTTAAGGGACGAACCGCCACCGACTATTACACAAGGTTGGTCCTGCCACATACCATCCTTAATGTCTTGCTGCACTACGACGGGTGGCCGCTTGGGCTTATCCTCTTCTGCTACTTCAATCACTTCAGGCACTACTGGCAAATCCTCCTCCCACGGCGGCGTACCGAACTCCCAGCACTTCAGCCCGCTGTCTGGATTACAGTTGATGATTCGCGCACGTGCGCGTGCCGTGGGCGCGATGACATTCATGGACGCTATAAACTTCTGGTACACTTTGGAACGCTGCGTCTCCGGGTAGCCGTCGTGGTAGTGTTCCTGGTCTCCATCGTGTACGTTGCAGTCGAATCCGAGCAGGTAGATCTCTGTAGCGCCCAAGCATATAGCAAGGTCAATTGCTGCCATGCCTGAGTTATCGCCATGGCAGATGCCATCACGCATCTTGCCGCTAATACGGCGCGGATGCGGATATGGCTGTAGTTGCTGTACGTCTTCAGGGAAGTCCTGGAAGCTGTTTGCATTTAGCTGTACCTTGTGTCCCCTGTACTGCTCATATCGACGTTTCGCATCCTCACCCAAGTCACCGTTCGTTGTCCACACATACCATCGGGAATCAATCGAGAATGAAACGGTTGGCGTATAGAATTCAAGTGCGCGATTGATACCGATACTCAGCTCGTTATCGAGCATAGACCAGTCGAAGCCCTTGAGTGATGGCCCGCCGCCAACGATAAAACATCGCTTGCCAGCCCACGCGCCATCCATAATGTGCGGGATAGGTCTGTCCATACCTGGAGTGAGAGAGATGTATCCTTTGCGACGATAGTGATCCTCGTTGGCATATGCGGGCATGAGGAAGTCTGAGCCATCAGGCGCAATCATCACCTGATAGCTACCATTTCGATATACCCTGTCTTTACGAGCCAACAAGTCATCACCTCAAGTTTGTTATGCGGGGTGCAGCTAGGAAAGGAGTTAAGCTAGCTGCACCCCGTGCCCCAAGTGGCACCGGTGCAAAACCGGTTAGTTGTCAGTCTTTGTTATCACACAAGATCTCAACACCGAACGTGCCTTCAATCTCACCCACACCGAAGTAGGACGTGGTCACAATCTCGTTTGCTCGCAACGACGCGTCGCGCTCAAGCTCTACTCGCATCTGGTACCCGTCCACGTAGCCGAGTGCGTTGCGCGAGAACAACCCACACTTCGCATCCGCTGCCTGTCCCTTGCCTGCGCTCGTACCAGCCGCAAGGTTATCGACAAGTACAGGCTGCACACCGTAGATAGGCGGCAGGATACCAGCCTCAAGTACACTGTTACGGATGATATCCGCAGACATGCTAGTGTTGGTGCTGTAGATGGTCATCAAGTCTTCCATCACATATGGGGTGATGGCAAAGTAGTACGGGCGTGGTGCTTTCGCGTCGGTAAGCAACGTGATAGCCTGTAGCAGCACAACCTCAGTGATGTCGGTGTTGGTGGTACCTACAGAGTTGCTAAACCCATCGAACAGCGCCCAGATGGCCTGATTCTTCGATGCACGCATTGCCTCACCAAACAGACGCCCGATGTCGGTACCCACCTGTACTGGGTTGCTCACGTAGTCGGCCACATCGGTCAATGTGGTCATGCCGCCGTACTCACCAGGGGTGATGGTCACACCGGACGTACTGACAGCCTGATTCGCCAAGTCGGTTGCTTCGTTGACAGCCGCGACAGTCACAGCGCCATACTTCGGAAACAGTACGCTGTCCTTGCCTTTCGGTAGCTGTCGGTTGAGAATATAGTCTGAGAGGTTCATACCTTGCGACTCGACATAATACGCTTCTGCAATCAGCGCTTGTGTCAGGTCATCTAGGGTCGTGGAAGTAGTTTCGCTAGCCATTGATGGTTCCTTCGGACACCGTTACGAAATGTGCTTATCTTTCTTGTACGCAGCCCATTCGTCTGGTGTCATGTCTTTGATTTGTTTTGGTTCGGATTCTTTTGATGCCTGTGGAGGTGGAGACGTATCTAGTCGCTTAGTGACTTCAGCTTCCACGGCAGCTAGGAAAGAAACATTATGCGCTGTGACGTGTTTGTCAACGTCCGACAAATCACCAGGAATCTCGCGGAACATAGACCGAAGGTCAGGGTCTAAGATTTTTCGCTTGTCGAGCAACTCATCAACATCCGCATCGCGGTCACGGCGTGCCAGTTTAGCTAGCGCTTCGTCACGCTCAGTTATTGCACGCTCCGTCAATTCCTCGAAGTTCTTATCCTCAAGTAGTTGCTTGTTTTCACTTTCGCGCCTAGCTTCTGCCTTCGCGTCTGCTATAATCTTGTCACGGTCAATCCGCGACTGGGCTCTCACCGTACCAGCAACCTTATCCATGTCTTCCTGCGTAAACGTCTTCTCGACAGGTTTCACAGGTTCGTCTGGTTTCGGCTCTTCCGGTTCTGGCGCCACGTCGGCCTTGTCATCAATCACGATTTCCTCTACCGTCTTTTCGTCTGCCATGTCTACTATCTCCTGCGTGGATTTACCGCGTTGCGCTTCGCGTAGTTGTTATGTGGCGTGTTTGCCTCATAGTTTATTATCTCACGGAATGTAGTACGCATTACGTATATGTAACGAAAAGCGCGAAATGGGCATGATTCGTTACGTATATGTAATCGAGTGGTATGTGGATGGTCGTTTCGCGGGGTAAGTTATGGCCCAGAAAGTATTTTGAGATAAGTTGTCAAAACGCTTGACATTGATGCTCTGGTGTGGTATAGTTTGGTTATCAGTTGAACAAGTGGAACAAGTGGAACAAGACAGGAAACCAAGAAAATGAAAACCATGACACTGCCAACAGAGCAAGCTGTTGAGCTTTATCCAAATGAGCCCGATCTATTATTACCGGACGGGAATCCGCAGGCACTACGTGTCTACCGCTACACCTCGGGGAGACGGAAAGGACTAATCGGGCTTGAGGCTCCATGGCTACTATGTGACGTGTTTAGCAATAAGAATAGTAGCCACCGACCGAAGGAAACCGGCCTGCCTCTTGAAAAGTAGACCACACCACCTAGGCAGTTGAACGAGTAGAACAAGACAAGGCAACAGGGAGAGACATGATGCACACGTACACGATGACGGACAAGGGATGGGTAGCGTTCAGAGCAGAGCTACTGGTTTCTGTGAAACGCAAGAATGCGCTTGCAATGCTGGAAGAAGGCAGCGCACGCACCGAGGAATCTTGGCGCTCCGACGCTGAGGAAGAAATGAACCGCATTGACAAAACGACTGACGAGGACGCCATAATCGAGGTTGGTGTGTACTACACGGAAGGCGTCCCAGAAATTATCTACCTCGAAGATAATTGGTTCGAGGCCGTGCCAATTGAAGAGTAAACCACAACAGCGGGCTACGGCTCACGAGGGAGAATGGTATGACAATTGGAGAGAGAATAGAAACAGCCCAGACACTAGGTTGGAGCGTCCACGAACGCGACACTACGTGGGCTGTTCACGGCCCAGTAGATGACGCATACCTGGGCTCATTTAGCAGCGAGGAGTCTGCGTGGCTACACGTACTTGATGCAGTTGAGAACTATGGGCCGCGTGCCGATCATACACTCATATGCTCAATCTGTGGACGCATAAGTGATGCGCTAGACAACAGCAAAGGCACAGCATCGGGTTGCTGCTATCGCGGTAAGCTCGTAAGAACAGGTGACGCGGCGTTCTGTGCTATTGAGAAGTGGTACTCGTGACACCAACCTTCACCCGCAACCCATCCAACGTGCTGCGTATCTCGGCTAGCTCAAAAGCTGCTTCAACGTTTGCGAGTTCGTAGCACTCGTAAGTCCTAAATCTGTAACCGCACGAGCATATGCGTGAACGCAGAATGAAGTCATCATCGCCATCCTTGCCGAGTCGCGTGTAAGCTACTGTGTTATTGCGTTGCTGACATACTGGACATCTCATGCGTTACTCCTTTGTTTGCTCGGCTGCTTTCGCGGCTGTTGTCCTCGCAGACCTAGCCGACGCTCTATCTCTTGCTCCCTTGCTTGGCGAGTCCTTGCGATAGGCAAGGGAACACCGGCATCTAGGATGCTGCGTGGGTGCCTGTACTCCACCCTCGAATGTATCGTTTATCGGTATCCATCCTTCGCTTTCGTTGCCTTGACACGCATCGCTTACCCTACCATCACCAGCCGTCAGCCATGACTTCCATTCGCTGCCGTTTGCGAGTGCATCGATACGCGCACCAGTTTCTTGTGCGTTCGCTTGCTCGGTGCGCGCTATTGTTCTTTTGCGGTCTAGTAGTAGTCTCGCCTTTTCCTTATCCAGCATGCGCTTGTACTTTGCTGGTGATAGTGGTGGGTCTTGCGCATCTAGCGCGTCGATAAACTTGCGCAGCGTGGCAGCGCGTCCGCTGTCTAGCCCCTTCACCTGGTCTAGGAATTGTGCGGTCTTGAGTGGGTTCCACCCCTCCTTAAGCCCAACCTTGATAACGTCGCCTATCTTGTTCATTTCGGTACTAGAGAACTCTTTAGCCCACCGCCTAGCCTGTCTCTGCGCCGTTAGCTTCGTTGCCTCAAGTGTTGCCTTGCTGGCAGTACCCGT